CTTGGCGAAAAGCAAGGCATGTCCGAGGAGGCACTTGCGTGCGTCCAATCATTGGTGTTCATCGCCACCCTCATCATTGGCATTATTTTATTGGAAGGATACACAAGTGCCTGATATACAAACCGCGTTAGCTAACGCACTCAAAACCACAATCAACAACTGGGAGAAAGAAGATATGCAAACCACACAAACAAACACACAGGGTAAGAAGTTCTTTGGTGTCACAAACAACGTAACCCGCGCTACATTCGACTTTGTCAAGAAGAACCCTAACCTGACAAGCGCAGAAATATGCCTGTGTATGGAACGCCTTGGTTACAAGGAAAGTTCGGTAGGCTCGCTCCTTGCGCAATTTGCCAAGCAAGGGTTAGCTGAGCGCGATGATCGTGGCCGATACATCACCATCGTGGACGAGTATCGCCCATTGAAGGCCAGTAAGAAAGAAGTCAAGGTGGTGGCTAAACCAGTGGAAACACCCAAGCGCAAGCACGAGAAAAGATCAGAAGGCATTGCTGCGCTACAGCCCGATATTAGCGAGACGCCTGCACCCAAGCGCTTCGTGACCCTTGTGCGTACCAAGTCACCTGATGACATTTTGAAGGACATGACTGTGTTCCAAGCGCGTGAGTTGTACGACTACTTGAAGAAGATGTTTGGAGGCTGACATGACTGATGAAGAAAAGAAACGCATGGAGTATCTCGAGCGTGTTGAGAAGACGGCTAGAGCCGCTTTCAGTGCTTTTAATGAGTCCCACGATTATGATGTATGGGATGCCGCCCTTGACAGGCTTGAAGCCGTGTTGAAGGAAAAACCATGAGAGGACAAGGACGTTTAAGTGTAGTGGCTGAAAACCTATTTGCTACATCTGCAAAGCGCCACAACGAGCGCGTCATGAACAGCAAATGGAAAATGTGCTGGAAATGCCAAAAAGACAAAGACCCTCGTGGCGGGTTTCTTCGAGTAACAGCGGGGCTACACAAGTTTATTTGCAAAGACTGCATGGACGCCAAAGAAAAAGAAAGGAGCCTGAAACGTGAAGAGTAATCACAACATCATTCGTGAACTACTCAAGCGACACCCCGAGGGTTTGAAGTCACGCGAGATAGCAGACATAACTGGCATAGACAAGCGCGTTGTCAACAAAGCATTGGAGAGTGTCTTTGGTGTGTATATCGATCGATGGGAGAAGTCTGTCTTCCGCAACACATTGTCGGCAGTATGGGTCGTTGTTGACGTGCCTGAGAACTGCCCAAAACCTGAAAACACTGGCAGGAGATCGCGTGAAAGGATACGCAACCCTGCTGACGCTACATTTTTGAAACGAAGACAAGGAGAAATCAATGATTGAACTGATTGAAGACGACAACGGCGAAGAACTTAGCTACGCCAATCTATACGAGGGTGCTACCCTGAACGAAGCACGCGGTGTTTGGGGCAGTGTGATTAAAAGCGATGGCGGTCACTGCCCCGTGTGCGACAGGTGGGGTAAGCTGTACAGGCGCGGCATAAGTGCGGCCATGGCACGGCAGTTAATATGGTTGTGCCTACAACCCCCACGGGAAGATGGCTGGATCGACGTACAACGCACTGCACCCGTGTGGTTGCTACGCTCCCCTCAGCTTGGGACTTTGCGGCACTGGAGCATGGTGGTGGACGCGCCTGTCAGCGGAGTTAAGAGTCGCAGTGCAGGGCTGTGGAAGCCAACACCTATCGGATTGAAGTTTGCATACAAACAACTGACTGTACCCAAGTACAAATATGTGTACAACGATACTGTGTTTGATACCGAAGGCCCTGACATTGGTATCTTAGACTCTATTGGCGAACACTTTAGTTACGAAGAACTTATGAACGCGAGTTACTATGGCACAGACACCTGAGTGGAAAGTGAAGAAGGCAGTGCGCATACTGCTAGATACCATGGGTATATACCACTTCATGCCGCCTGCTAACGGCTTTGGTCGTGCGGGGATACCTGACATCATTGGCTGTATGGACGGACACTTCATCGCCATCGAGTGCAAGGCAGGCAAGGGGCAGACTACTGCACTGCAAGACAGGGAACTTAACATGATTCTCAACGCAGGGGGTACAGTGTTCATTGCGCGTGAGCACAACATTCCTGACTTGGAACTACTACTGAAGGAGAAGCAAAATGAGTTACGTTCACGGTGACTTCTCGATGACAGAGGAAGAACTCGAGCGCAGAGTCGAGGCCATGTCAGATGAGGAGCAACACCATTTCAGATTACTGATTCACAAGATCGTGATGTGTTATGGCACAGGTAAAGCACAGGGCGTGTTCATCATAGGGCGCGCTGAAGATCAAGTCGCAGGAGTCGTTACCCTAAACTGTAACGAGATGGAGGCGTCGCAACTCATGTTGGCGGCAAACGATTTTTTCGGCTTTCTAAACGTCCTAGGCGCACCGCCCAAGGAAAACTTTAATTAAGGAGAACGATATGCAAAAAGAGTATGAAGCCATCATGACCAACATGGCAAAGCTTTTGGAAGTGCAACAGAAGCGCGAACTTGTGGCAGTTGACATGCTTGCGGCGGCTATAGCCGCAGAGCGTGAGGCGTGTGCAAAGATTGCTGAAACGCCTATTGGAGAATATGAGGTGGTTGTGGCTTGCGGGACTGAACCCGCACCGCATCGCATCCCTCAATATGCAAATTGGCAAGATATTGCAAAAGCCATCCGAGCAAGGGGAAACAAATGATTATCAAACGTGCTATTGCTGTAGAAAGCCTCACAAAAGTATGTGAGGAAAGTTTAAATCTCATCAAGCAACTGATTGATGCTGACAACGAAGTGTATGCCAAAGGATACGAAGATGGCATGGCTGCTGAGTCTGAAGTGCAAAAGACCTTAAGACCTTGGGTAGGGCTGACGGATGAGGAGTGGCTATCGCTTGGATGCAAGTCAGTTGAAGAAGTACGCATTGGTCTAGCTATTCAAGCCAAACTCAAGGAGAAGAACCATGCTAGTCCGTAAGGTCAGAGGCGAAGACAAGGTGGGCAAGATCACCCTGCTTGCGTCTGAAGTTGCGATGATTCGCAAGATAGGCATACCAATCGAGAAGTATGTAGCGGCAAGGCTTGTACAGATTGCCAAAGAACGCAGATGGAAATGGTATTTTAACAAGGAGAAAAATGTCAGCACCCTATAAACAGATCATCACGATCGATTTTGAGACGGCGTGGAATACCAAGGATGGTTACACGCTGAGTAAGATGACAACAGAGGAGTACATACGTGACCCAAGATTTAAAGCCTTTGGAGCCTGTATCCATGAGTACGGAACAGGTACAAAAACAAAGTGGTGCAGACACGACACACTCCCGCGTGTCTTGGCTGGCTATGATCCTGCTACTACTGCTGTTCTGGCTCACAACGCTCAGTTCGATGTATCTATATTGGAATGGGTATATGACTGGCATCCATGCTTTATCTTTGATACTTTGTCCATGGCTCGTGCTCTACGGGGTGTTGAGGTTGGCAATTCATTGATGAAGCTGGCCGAGGCTTTCGGCCTACCGCCCAAGGGTACGGCTGTGTACACAACCAACGGCTACACGGAACTCGCACCTTCTATGGAGCAAGAACTAGCCCAGTACTGCGCACACGATGTGTACTTGTGTGAGCAGATCTTTACACGCTTGGTCAAGGGCTATCCGTCCAGTGAACTCAGGCTGATTGACATGACACTCAAGATGTACACACGCCCAGTGTTGCAGCTTGACGCCCTCATGCTACATAACGCAATCGAAAAGGAGAAAGAAGATCGTGACGCACTACTACAAAGGCTTGGCGTGGAAGAAACTGCGCTGGCATCGAACCCGAAGTTTGCTGCACTACTTGAGAAACTCAATGTGGTTCCGCCAACCAAGACAAGTAAGACGACAGGGAAGCAAGCGTTTGCCCTCGCTAAAAACGATGCCCTATTTCAAACGCTACTCAATGGTGAACGTGAAGACGTTGCCCTACTTTGTCAAGCGCGTCTTCGGGTTAAATCTACCACCGAGCGTACCCGTGCTCAGCGATTCCTCGACATCAGCCAGCGGGGTGCGCTTCCTGTCCCCCTCTCGTACTACGGGGCGCAGACGGGTAGGTGGACGGCGGCCAAGGGCTCGGCCATCAACATGCAAAACCTCAAGCGAGGCTCATTCCTACGCAAAGCAATTATGGCTCCCGAAGGATACCAACTCGTTGTGGGGGATCTTTCGCAGATTGAACCGCGAGTACTCGCGTGGCTTTCGGATTACCAAGATATGCTCACAATCTTCAGGGCAGGCGGTGACCCTTATGCCGCGTTCGGTGCGCAGATGTTTAACATACCCGGACTTAGTAAGGAGTCACATCCAGACCTACGGCAGTCTGCGAAAAGTGCGCTCCTTGGGTGTGGCTACGGACTTGGGTGGGCGGCGTTTGCGTCGCAACTTCTTGTCGGATTCCTTGGTGCACCGCCCGTTAGGTACGAGAAGGACTTTGCAAAGAAGCTAGGCGTGGATGGCCGGTACATCGACAAATTCCTTGAGTGGGATGACAACCACAAGAAGATGATGGAGATACCGCACACCTGTACCGATCTGGAGCTACTCATTCACTGCGTAGCGGCCAAGAAGATCATCGACAAGTACAGGGCTACAGCACATCCCGTTGTGAGCTTCTGGGACATGTGCTCTGGCCTGATTCAAACATCGCTTGCAGATGGCAAAGAGTTCGTGTATAAATGTATTACCTTCAAGAAGGGGGAGATAGTCTTGCCCAACGGCATGAGCTTGCTCTACCCAGACCTGCGCCAAGAGAAGGACGAGAAAGGTAGGAGCCAGTGGGTATACGGGCCAGACGCTACCAAACTTTACGCAGGTAAGATCACGAACAATGTGGTGCAGGGCACTGCGCGTATTGTGATGACAGATGGGATGCTGCGAACCGCAAAGAGATACTTTGTGGCGGGAACGGTGCATGACGAGCAGATTGTTGTTGTGCCCGAGGCGGAGGTTGAGGAAGCTAAGACTTGGGTCTTGGCTCAGATGACTATGGAGCCGAGCTACATGCCCGGTATTCCACTGGACGCTGACGGTGGCGCGCATCGTCGTTATGGGTTAGCAAAAAACTAAAAGGAGAAGTATGAGATTACCAACACGAATGCGTGTGGGCAAGAAGTGGTACAGCGTGGAGGTGGTGGAAGCCATGCTTCACCGCCGAGATATGGGGCGCACGTTCTATCCGGAGCAGTGCATCAGGCTTGGTAGGGTCAGCAACATTACGGGGCGTAAGTTCAGCAAAGATGAGTTGGCTGATACGTTCTGGCATGAGGTTGTCCACGCCATACTGGAAGACATGGGGCAGTACGATCTCAATAAAAACGAGGCGTTTGTCACACAGTTTGCCAACCGATTAACTGTAGCAATAAAGACTGCGAAGTTTGATGACTAAACCAATTACATGGAGCCACTCATCCCTCAAGGATTACGAGGGCTGCGCCCGTAGGTATCACGAAGTTAAGGTCTTGAAGAACTACAAGTTCCAAGAGACTGAAGCGACGCGCTACGGCACGGTACTACACGAAGCGGCTGAACTCTACATCAAAGAGGGCAAGCCCATACCGCCTGAGTTTGCGTTCATCAAGGACACGCTCGATGCCCTGAACGCCAAGCCCGGAAGGAAGCTGTGCGAACACAAGATGGGGCTGACTGTTGACTTACAACCTTGTGAGTTTCTTGGCAAGGACGTATGGCTTCGCGGCATCGCTGACTTGCTCATCGTTGATGATGAGAATTTAACTGGCTGGGTTGTGGACTACAAAACAGGCAATAACAAATACCCTGATCGTGAGCAACTTAAACTGATGGCGCTCATGGTGTTTGCCCACTTCCCACACATCCGCAAGGTCAACGCAGCATTACTGTTCGTGGTCAAGGATGATATGGTCAGAGCGTCATATACGATTGACCAAGCCGATGCAGAGTGGTGGCAGTATCGCCAACGCGTAGCTAGGATTGAGCAAGCGCATGCAACAGGCGTATGGAACCCAAGACCCTCACCGCTGTGTCCTTGGTGTCCCGTTACAACCTGCGAA